CCTGGCTGCTCATCCTGGAGCTGCTCTTGACGACAAAATCCATTGTTTATCGTCCGGTCGCCTTCTATACGACGACGACCATAAGCACGAACTATGGCACCGCAAAACTCGAGTTCTCACACAAGTGGAACTGTGATGGTGTGAAGACCGGTCAACCCGTTCCGCACTACCGCGAGGCTATAAGTGAACTGCTGAGCGCGACGTCCCCCTATTCAGCATCAGGGTCGGACGTTCTTTATGACAAGTGCTCCTTCAAAGCCACTACAACACATTCGAGTGGCAGGTTTGTGGAGTACCGTCATGATGGCTTCCCGCTGACCGATAGACCGGTTCATGCGGCCCTCCCAGCCCTTGGGAGCGTGAAGGGTGCAGCTATCGCAAAGTTCTACTCAAAAGTAGCCGACGCTATCTCGACCTTCAAAGGTCTTGTGGCGATAGGTGAAATTCGAGAGACTTTCGACACCATTGGTGGTCTACTCGCCGGGGGCATCTCGATGTTTAAAGGTTTTCTCCTTCTTAGGAAGAATCTGAAGCATAGAGTGCGACGATTGCTCAGGAGAGCGAAGAATCGTAGCTCTCGTCGGAAGATCATCGCTAGGGCTGAAAAGACCCTAGCACAGAAGTGGCTGGAGTTTGTCTTCGGAATACAGCCGATCCTACAGGACATTGAGGACCTGTACGGCACGTTGACTGAAGACAAGGCTGAGACCGAGCGGATCTCCGCAACGGTCCGGGAAAAGAGCGTGAGCTCTACCTACGGCACGACAAAGTACTGCGGATCGGCCATTGTAATGGACCGGTCTACGCGCACTACGACTTTTGTAAAGACGAAGTGCGTGGGCGGTATCAAGCATGTCATCCCAGGCAGGCCTAATAGCCTAGCCGGGACTGCCGAAGCCCTCGGATTTTCCTTACGACAGGTAATCCCCTCCATCTGGGAGCTGACGAAGTTAAGCTTCCTTGTCGATTACTTCGTGAACGTTGGGGACCTGCTTAATACGGCTGTGTATGGGGACACAAACCTGTACTATGCCTGCTGCAGCACAGTTCTCAAGTCTGAAGTCTTCATCCTTGTCGATCACCCCCGAAAGGGAGACGACCGATACTGGACATACAAGATCACAGACATCGACGCTTCTGCTACGTGGGTAACGTTACCACGGTGGTCCTTCACCCGGGAGATC